AGGATTGATGTTTCCTACCACTTGGCTAGCAGCGGCTTGGGGGCCATACCCCCCTGTCGTTTCATGTGGATTGCTTGAACCCGCCGAAGCGATCGCCGGGAGCAAGTCGTCCCAAAAGCCTCGCCATACTGAACTATCTGCATATGAAAACATATCAGTCGGGTTTATCGTTTGCTTATTATCAATAGTGTTCTTCTTTATCTGGGCTGCGGCGGCTTGGGGGCCATACCCGCCGCTAAAACCTCCAGTCTGATCTTGTGTCCCTACCGAGGCGACGATTGGAAGTAAATCGTCCCAGTAGCCTTGCCATACCGAACTGTCGGGAAACGAAAACATATCACCGGGGTTTATCGTTTGCTTATTGGCAATGGTGTTCTTCTTTATCTGGTCTGCTACGTTGTCAGGGCCATGCGTATCACTATCGGCTCTCTTGAGTAAAAATAGACCCCAATATCCAGCCCACATCTTAGACGAGGGAACAGAAAATAAATGCCACGGACGGAGGGTGACTTTATTCGCCGCTACGTTGTCCGAAACCTGTTGAGTCACGGCAAGTAGGGGGTTGCTTATATGCGGCAGTAGGTCTATCGAATAATACGTTTCAAACTGTTCTTCCGTGGGAACGGTGACAAGCATTTCGGGCGATAGGTTTACCGGGTTGACGGTGACTTGGGGTGTGATCGTTGTGGTAGGCAGTATAGAGCCGTTGCCCGTAGTGGTTCCCCCAGTGGTTGTACTACCCGGCGTTGTGCTTCCTGTCGTGGTCGTGGTAGAGCCTACGTTTACTCCCCCGCTACCACGCCCCATCTGAGTCGCGCTCTGTCTGAGAGCAGCCACAGCCCCCTCAAACCGCTTGAAAGCTTTAGCCCGTTCAAACTGATCGCTTCCAGCCTTCTTAAAGTCTTGACCGAGGGTAGTCCGTAGTCCTATTTCCTGTGCATTTACCCGAAGCCGAGTAGCAGCCTTCTCCGCATCAGTAAGGTCACCGACTGCCGTTTTCGCCGCTACGGTGGAGTCCCGTAAATCGTCAAAGGCATCAGACGTATCAAAAAACATTTCAGCGATTTCGGAGAATGTAGAGGACGAACCAAAAGCCTCGTCTACTTGCGCTCTAAAATCTGCAAACGACCCCCCGGTGATCTTGAAAAGTTCGGCAGTTGGGTCTAACGCTCTTGTCCCAGTGGCATCTAGCCGGGAGAGTCGGTCAAACATTTCCCGCACCGCATCGGCATTAGAGGACACGTCGCCATAGCCACCCCCTTGAAAGAAATCGAACCATTCTTTCATAATTCCCAATACATCAGACTGCCCACTGGTTACATCGCCGCTAAATAAATCTTCAATAATATCTTGCGAGGTAGACGCGCCCTGCTCCAGTAGAGATAAGGTTTTCTCCATTTCCCTACGGTATTCTGCTTGTGCTTCTGTAGACGGCCCTATGACGCTTGTCAGTGCTGCGAACCCCTGCACCGCCGCGCCGAGGTAGTCTCCTTGGATAAGAGAAGAAAACGCCCCGGTGAACGCTGAGACTTCGGGAGCCATTTGTCCAATTGCATCTAACCCAGCAACGACCCCCTTTGTAATCTGTGCCGCGCTATGCCCTGCGGGTTCCATTCCCTCTAAATCTAATGTGAAGTCTTGGACAGGTTCAGCGAGTTCGCTTATCGCTATATCTAATTGCGTCATAGCATCGGCGGCTTTAGGCGCACCCGCACCGAAAGCCGATTGCCGTAGACTGGCTCCAAATGCTTTGTTGTTTGCAGCACTCCGCGCGGCGTTTTCGACCTCGTTATTTATTATTTCAAAGAAACCATCCAAGTCGCGCGCCAGTTGATCCGCGAAATCATCCAACGGTGCGCCTTGACTAAAAGCCTTTTCGCGTAAAGCCTTTCCTATTGCTTCGGGTGCTTCTTTGGCAAATTTATCTGCTAATGTTTCCATATTGCTTATATCAAATACCTGTCGCCCCGTTGACCCACTTCCCCCGGTAAAAGCATTCTCTGCCCGACCCTGTGCCGCATCGGGGGCGCGAACCAAATCATCATCAAAGACCTGTCCAAGAAGATTATACTTATCCAATATCTGGTTCAGGAAATCAATTATAATAACAGATCGGTTGAGTAGGCTTTCGCCAAAACTAACAGATGCTACCTCCATCCCGGATAAGAGTTTGTCTAATTTCTTTTGTGGGGTGGACATCATCTTGTCCAACGCTTCTTCCGTCTGTCCCGCGCTGTTCCCCATGCTCTCTATAGCTTGATTAAAGTCACCAGACGCTTTCCCCATTAATGCCATCGCGGGAACCAGTGCTTCTACGCCGCCAAATAGCAGTGCCATTTTCTCCGCACTGCCCCCAGTCTTTTCCCCCACCTCTGCCAGTATACCTTGTAACCCTTTAGCCTTTAGCCCTGCCGCATCAAACTGTATGCCCAGTTGCCCGGCGAGGTCGGACGCTTCTTTGGTGGGCTTAACCAACGCCGCCAAGATAGCCCGTATTCCAGTCATGGCAACGCTTGTTGACTGACCGCCTTTTGTGAGGGCGGCGGTAGCAGACAAGACCTCTGTTAGTGATGCCCCGGCTTGTGCGGCGAGAGGTGCTACGTTGCCAATGCTTGCCGACATTTGAGCGATGTTAGTTTTACCCGCTTTCATAGCGACGAACAACTTATCCGAAACGTCTGCCGCATCACTCGTAGCAAGTCCATACGAATTGAGTATCGTGGTCAACCCATCGGCGGCGGTTTCAACATCGGTAACACCACCGATTGCCAACTTGTTTGCTACGGTGAGTATAGCGGTTGCTTCAGCAGCATTAGAAGCACCCGCCGAGATGATTTGATAAGCCGCCTTTGCTTGATCTGTAGGCATTAGCCCGAACTGAATGGATAGTTTTTTTATGTTCTCTGAAAGTATGCCAACGTCTTTGCTGCCAGCCGGGAGAAGGGTAGAAACCTCACCCATTGCCGTAGTAAATAATAATGCAGCTTTGACAGATTTAGTAATAGCCACCGTAACGACACCGAACCCCCCGGCTAATGCTGCATACTTACCGAGGTTAGAAAACATGCCTTTCTCGGTCTTAACGAATTGACCCTTGAGGTTGCGCGAAGATTTCTCGGTCTTTTTTGCTTCATCTTGGATTCGCTTGAAGTTCTTAATAACGCCTTGAGTTCCCCGGCGTGTATTATCTTCAACTTGAATTCCGAGTGCAGTATCTGCCATTATTTCTTCGCTTTCGCTTTCTTGGAAATCTCTTTTATCTGGTGCTGCACGTAAACATTGTCCATTGCTGTGACGAGGTTTACAAATCGCTCAAAGTCATCAACACTATGCGGTCCGAACCGGGCGGCGAAACGATCTAACGCCTCAAAAGGAATTGGAGCTGGCGCCGCACCCCCCATCCCCGCAGGGATAAAGGGGCGCGAGTTGTTTAGCAAATTGAACGCTTCGTGAATCCATCGGTTGTCGGGGTAGACGGTGGGGCGGTTGTCGAGAGCTTGTTTCGTAGCTGCCGACTCTTTTCCCCGTTCCCGTTTACGCATTAGTCTTTCGAGGTGTCGGCCCCACTGGTTTTCCCACTCGATGACTTCGACAAGTTTTTTTCACTGTCCTCTATTTCGGCAATGCGAAATGTAGACTGTTCCCCAGACACGGTCACAATGTCCTCGCGTAAATCTTTAAGCTCGGTCAAGACCTTGAGTGCGTTTTCCGTGCTATACGGAAGGGGCTTACCGTCAAAATCTACACCCTCCCAATCTATCACCACTGTTTCAGCTAAACACTTGCAAAGGATTTCTACTTGAATGTCCTCTGGCAGAATACCCCGGTCGCGCAAATGGCGATGGGGCTTAATGAGAGCTTGGAACCGGGCTTGATACTGGGCGTTTCCCAATCGGGCAATCTTAAACTTTGTTCCCTCACCCCAATCAACCCACTGTCCTTCCTTCTCTGCGGTAGCGTCTGTGCGGTAGTGCTTTGCCAAGTCCATGATTGTTCCTTCGTGTAGGGTAGTTGCGGAGTGCGCGCCCTACACACGCACTCCGCGATCTGGTACCAGAAATAGGGTCTGGAAGGGATTTTCTACGTCTGGACGCGAGTAATCACGACCGTCTTTTCTAAGGTGCTTCCACCGTGTGACCCACCGGGTTCGGCGGCGAAGTCAAGCCCAAGCATTACATCACCGTCTAAGCCGGGGTTGTCTCCGGCTTCATTGGTGAAAGCGCACTGGGGAAACTCAATGAGGTAGCGGTCACTATTCTGTAAATCCAGTGAAAACGCTAGTCCCTGTTTTGTAAAAGCCTCCCATGCCGTGTCCAAGCCCCAAGTAGAATCTTCCATGTAGACAGAGAAGCTACCCGTAACCTCTGGCGAACCCTGCGGCATCCGTGTGCGCTGAGAATTGCCAAGCCCTTTAGCCGGGCGGTTGGGAATAGAAATGTCCATAGACAAGTCCATGATGTCGTAAGATACCGCAGTCGTTCCGACCCACAAAGCACCGAAACCATCTACCTCACTTACTACATCTTCCGTTGCAGCGGCAGTGACCGTTCCGTCACCAGCTTTAGCAGAACCTTGAGCGCGACCTTTTCCGTCAAACGCCATATTCCCGGTAATGATCCCCCCCGGCGTTTGCTGCAGCCCGAAGTTGTTAAGTCTACACCCGTTCATAAGGTGAAAACTGGTCGTGAGTTCGGGGTATTCTTGCTGAATCGAATAGGAGTGTTCCGTAGACCCCGACCAGATATAAGACCCCTTGATGGTTACAGAATCACCAACCGCTTCAATGACGGTTGTGCCATGCGTGACCGTGAGTGTTCCTGTCGCGGCTGCCGAAACTTTGAACCATCCATTGTTAGCGGCAGTAGTAAACCCGGCAACGTAAACCCATTGACCCACGGCAACATTCGTGGACAAGTCCGTTCCCGAACTGGTGAACGTGTTTGACCCCGTAGCCGCAATGTCTGTCCCGGCAATAGCTACTGCGGTAGACCAATCCGCATCACTGCGAATAGCCGAGCGCATATAATCGTCGTAGGTCTGTGCGACCAACTCGAAGTCAAAACTTGCTGAGGGTGCTTCGCCGACCTTTTTACTGTCGGCTAACTGGGCATCTGAGCGTACTTGCTGTGACCGCACCGTTTCAATTCCGAAGGGAAAACTTCCCCCGGTGACAGGTAAGGTCAAAAACGCATTAGATGGGGTCGTTCCCCATGTCGTTTCGCGTGTCGTAGACACGACTAATTGGTTGGCATCTGCCATTTTCTTTCTCTCCTATGCGATCAGATCATACCGAAACGGTACGTTTATATTCACTTGAAAAAAGTCCACACCATCGCGCCCGATAGGTATGACGCTCGCCGCTTTCAATACCACGCCCGAAACCGTGACACCTCTAAGGGCTGTCGCCACATCATCGGCTATACCGAGGGCGGTTGCTGCCCCCTGTTCAGTGGGAGTAAATACTTGAACTTGTATCACCCCCACTTGCCTCCATCGACGGTTGCTCGTCCCGCC